TCTTTTTCAGAAATTGGACTGAAATTACCTACAGGGCACTATCCAGCGATTCTTCCCATTACGTCAGAAAAACTGGGTGGCCGCAAGGGCGAAACGTAAGGTTCCTGGTAATCTGATTGGGGTTGTTGTTGAGCAATGGCAATTATCTCAGAAGGTGTTGCCGCCGTCGCAATTTTAACACCGCTCTGTCTATTCGTCAACACATAGTCAAGCGTTCCTTGAGCGTTAACTTCAGTGTCGATCCAGTACATATCCTGACCGTTATTGAATGCTCTCAAAGGAGCTTCAATGGAGCGGTCTACGTTGGTGTTATGTTGCTGTTCTTGTTGTCTCTCAGAAATCTTCCGGATAGGCAAACCAAGACCGGAGATTCTAGCTGTAGCTGGATTGGTGAATGCTTCTCTGCCGACGTTTCCTGGAACACCTGGAATGTCTAGCCCGAATTCACTCTGGATATCTCCAGCCATCGGGATGTTGCTACCAACGTAATCCTGCCAGCTCATATTTAGCGGCCGGTTGAAGTACAGATCCCTTCCTGTACCTAGTTCAATCGGAGCGGCCATTAGTGGGTTAAGTTGTGACAGAACTCCACGGAAGAACGACTCTGGATTCCTCTTTGTAAGTAGGTTTAGAGCGCCGAGGTTCATCATGTCCGACGACATATACCACGGTTCTTCTTCATCTGTGAGAAGTCCGAAGCCCATGTCTTTGATGTATTGCGGAATGTTCAGTGCGTTGAAAGCATCTGCACCGGAGCCATCGTTGTACTCCATGAATCTTCCAGCCATGCTCAAGAACTGGGGATTTGAGAACATCTGCTCTAGAAGCAACGGAGCGGCTTTCCGAACATAAGTCATGAACGGGAAAAACGTGGTCTTTAGCTGCTTCTCGAAAGGAGTGAGTGCGCCGTAGTCGAACTTGTATTGGTTAACTCTCCAAAGAGCGGCGTCTTCTGCAAGCCGAGCAATCTCGTCAGCGGATTTGCCGCCCTTCTTAAAGAGAGCTTCCGCTTCATCAGTGTATGCAGTGACGAAGTGAACGAAACGGCCCATTTCTTCACGAATGTCAGAAGCCTTGCGCAAGTTGTTAGCGAAGTTTCTGCCAAGGTCTTTCGGAATTGAACCAGCAGTAAGGCTATTGTAGGTTCCTGTATCTACCTGGAAGAAGCCGCTGTCTGCGTTCTTGTGAAACAAATCCACCATCTCGTCCCAGCTGTAGGATCTTCCGGCGATGTTAAAGACAGGGTTTCTACCTGCCTTATGTGCCAGGTACTTCTTGATGATGCGCGTATAATCGGCAGGGTTGACGTCATCCATCAAACCCATTGCGATATCGCCCATCATGTTACGCATATGGAAGCCAAGATTAGGTACGGTCTGTAGGTACTTAATCTGGTTGATGACTTTGGAGAAGTTACGAGTGAAACGGCCCCCATCATTGGGTGACCACGAAAGCATGTCAGCAAAGTCCTCGAAGAATCCATTAACGCCCGTAGTTGAGCCTGCTCTGCCCGCACCTGTATACATGCTCTTTGGCAAGTAAACGGCTTCTCCGGCTTGTTGCGCCGCAGTTCTCATTGCTAGTGGAAGATCACTCTCAGGAACTCTGGTGACCTTAAGTCTAGTAGCTACGTCTGGGTCCAGAACTCTAGACATGAACGAGTAGTTGTCTAGAAGATCCTTTAGGAAAGCCTGCTTCGTGATATCACGCTGCATCTTCTCGAAGCGTCTAAAGAGGTTCTCCAGAGAGTGTTCCACGGGCTTGAGACCCATTTCTTTGGCCTTCGTAATGTCCCATTCTCCAGCGCCTCTGATATTGCCGTCTTTGAAAGAGGCTTTGCGACCGGCTTTGAATGCTTCACGATCTGCTCTAGAACCGCCCTTGTTGAAAAGGAAGTTATAGTCGTCAGCATGATCGGTAACGTCACGAACGCCCCATGCTACTTCGTGACGGAAGATTTCATCTTGCTTGGTACGAATAAAGTCAATGATATCCTGAATCTCAGGGTCAGTGACTACGTTGATGCCTCTATCCAGGAAGTCTTGAGCAGAATGGAACTTGCCTTCGCCGTACTTTCTACCGAAATCACGGAGTGTCTTGTTGAATTCCTCTAGTGTTGGAATTCCCGTGATTTTGCCAGAGCGTGCTCTAGTAGAGAACAGCGAAATGCGGTCAGGAAGTCTCTGTCCAATAGAAAGTCTATCGAACATATGAGAAGCGAAAGGACCACGCCCTTCAAACTTACGACCTACTCTCCTGTAGGCTCTACCCAACGTCTTCATTGGGATTTGCTTACCACCAACCCTTACACCGATGGTGGGGTAAGAGATGTTGTCAAAATTGGCCGCTAGTTCATCTCTGAATAGACCAACCTCGCCATCATAACGAGCGGTCATTTCTCCTAGGACTTCGTCCCAGAGTTTAGACTTCTGTAGATTCGGGTTCTTAAGGATAATGAGGTCATAGAACTCATCTAGAGAAGAACCAGGAGGAATGATCTGAGCAGCTTCCATTCTAGAAGCAAGTTCCCGCACGAATTCATCGAAATCAGGGTTACCTTGCATAGCCATATGGAAACGACGACGAGTGAAAGGACCGGCTTTTTGTACTGGGTTACGGAACCACTCTACGGCTCTAACCAATGGGCCAGAAAGTTCGCTCTTAAGAGTTTGCGCAGCATTCGATGCCGCAGTTTCACGGAAGACTCTTGGATGGAGACGAGTTCTTCTACTGCCTCCGCCACCGATATTTAGAACTGAATTGTCGTAGGCATCTGCAACAGACTGGTTGATGTTGTCCATTACTCTCTGGCCATTCACAGTCCAGGGAGCGTTAATTTGTCTTCCAGCTACAGTCTGTGGAAGTCCGTGTAGAGCAGGTGCGCCCAGATTTGACTGTGTGTCCCTTGCGATGTTATCTGCGGCGTTGATTACTGTCTGCCGCATGTTGTCGATATTTGCTACTGCACCGGATTCGTCTAGAACCCTAAACCGAGCAGGAATGAAGTGGTTCAAAGGATCTAGGAACAGTTCTCCAGCAAATCCAAGACCCTGTGCCATACGTTGTTCTAGAAGTGGATGTGCTTCCTCAAAGTCTTGTAGAACACCGCTACCAAAGTTTCCTTCGTTGTTTTTATAGGTTTCATAGACTTGGCCGAAGCCAGTCTTGTCTTCTCCAGTTACGCCGCTAAAGACACCGGAGAGGAAACTGCCAGCAGTGCTTTCTAGGTGATTCTGTCCTGCGACTCTGTTTAGACCCTCCGCAAGACCGTAGGCAGGTCTAGAAATCAGATCCAAAGCTCTACCTAGAATTGACTGCTGAAAACCACCGTCCTGGGAAAACGGGTTACTGAAACCGATGGCACGAGTAATGTCCTGCCACCAGGGACGATCTTCTTCTGCTTCTTGCTCTTGTTCCTGGTTGATTCTATTGAGCGACTCTTGTTCAGCGGCAGCTTGTGTGTAGTCCGAAATCAGCCTATTGACGTTGTTCGTCCAAGAGTTGTCAATACTGCCTCGGCCTCTACTAGCAGTTCCTCTGCCAATAGTAGCCGATCTAATTTCGTTGAAAGTGCTGTCAGGATTTCCCCGTGCAACAGCTTCTCTACCGCTTCTTCCACCAGTCCAAGAAGACGCCTCAGTAATACTATCCGAAGCACTACTAATCGGTCTTCCTGTACGGTTACCGAGTAGTCTGTTGTAGCGATCTACGTTAGATTCAGGCTGTCTTTGCTGCGGCTGCGGGGGAAGTTTGACTGGTCGCTTAGCCAAGTTTCACCTTCCTTTTAGCGTTACTACCGAGAGTACTGACAACTGACTTAACTGCTTTCGGACTCTTTACATCAGCAACATTGATTCGAGGCTGTTGAGTCTTGGCACTAGAAGTAAGTCTGTTAGTGGCTGCTTGCTTGTAGTTAGGTGTAGGCACCAAAGATTGAGTTCTTTGAAGAAGACTTGGAACAATACTTCTAGCCGTTCCAGGCGCACCGACTTGTCCTGCTCCAGTAGCAGCAAACGGATCAATGCTGTTAGGTACGAACTCCATTACTTCTTCTGCAGGAATTAGAGCAGCATCGAACATATTTTGGTTATTGTCAACGGCATCAATGTTAACGGCGGTGGTATTAGATGCTGCGTTATCTGCTGTAGCTTGCGTGATTGCCATATCCAAGTTGGAATTGAAACCACCAGTATTGAAAATGTCAACCATAGCATTACCAGCATTAACAGTATTTTCTAGAGCGTCAAGTTCTTCTTGTGTAGGAATATCCTGTTCGTAATATTCCCCGAGTTCTGGATCAAAGCCGCTATCTTCGCCACCCATCAGATCAGCCTTCTCATCAGAGAAACCCTGCAAAGCAGTCATGAACGGCTCTGTATAGCCGCCGCCTCGGTTTTCTCTAACTCTACGAAGAAGATCGTCTTGGGTTACCTGATTGGTTGGGTTAGTGATGGTAGTACCAAAGATGTCCTGAACTCTACCAGCGCCTTGAATAGCCCTGACCATCATTGCTTGAGCAGCTTGTCTTTGCCTAGCAACTAGATCCAGAGCATCCTGTCGCTCTCTAGTTTCATTAGGAACAGTGGCGCTATTGTTAATGGCATAAGCGGCCGCTGCTTCGTTGGGAACATCAATACCAGACTGTTCAAGTGCCCTGTCTACGACCACTCTAGCTGATGGCAAGAGATTGGGGTAAACATCTTCCCAGTAGGCTCTTTGAGCATTTGGATCTTGTGTTCCATTGAACATGTACTGACGAAGTTGTTCCATTGCAGGCATGTTGTAGTACGCCAAGCTGAATTCTTCATCAGTCAGATCTTCAGGGGGAATGAACATATAGTCCATGTTGGCTGGGTTAGCCATTGTGTTGTGGTCTGGACTTAGATTGTCCCCGTTGTCATAGAACCACTCTGCTTCGGGGGTGGGAAGTTGAGAGTCATCTAAAATGTAGGAATCTGTGGCATTCCCAGTCTGTGCCGGCGGCATGAAATCTTCGATAGAGTAGTCCGTTTGTGGGCGCCGTCTATTTCCGAAGAAATCAGAAATAGCTCCTTGTACTCCACCTGTAGGATTAAGGGTGTCTCCGTAACCCTGACGAATACGACCACCAAAGGTGTTTACGTCAGCAAAATCCGCGGCGAGTTGTTGTTGACCTTGACCGGGTACACCACCATAGTTTGCCGGATCATAGAAGTCAGAGTACACAGGATCGAACGCTTCATTGTGTGCCAAATCCTCAACACCCTGATAGTTCTGTATGTTTGCCTCAGGGTTTTCAATGAACGCCTCGTATTCATCTGTTTCTGGATCGTCGCCGGGCATCAATCCAACAGTGTTTAGGTAATTCTGAATCCATGTAGGCTCTGCCAAGCCACTATTGACAAGATCTGTCCAGGCACTGTTGTTGAGATTTACCTCTTGTTTGCCAAGAAGTTGTTCCTCGGCTTCTCTTACCTGTTCTTGCAAGTTACCAATGAACTCGTCAGAATCAGCTCCACCTGCGTCATTAGACATTGCAACGGCAGCCTCAAATAAAGCAGGATCAGCAGCCATTGCGGCTTCTATTGCTTCCATGAATCCGGGACGATTCAATTGAGCGTTGTCTCCAACAGTGCCTCTAGCCCACTTGTCAATGTTTAGTTGTGCGTCCTGATCGTCAAAGAAAGCATTTCCTCCTTCAGCAGTTCCATCCATACTTTCATCATCGGAACCACCACCGCCACCTCTGCCGCCCCTTCTTCCGCCACCTCCACCACCGCCGCCTCCACCGCCACCAGCTTCAGCAGCCATCATTAATGGAATGGAATCGAGGTAGCCGTTATAGAGTTCCTGTTGCTTAAGGAACCAAGAAAGATCGGTAGCTAGGTTTTGATCCCCAGTTTCACCCATTTGTTCCATTGCGCCCATGTAGGAAGCAATGGCAGGATCAGCCATCATTGCGGCGTAATTAGGATCATTGACGTCGAAGTTAGCACCTAGTAGATTCTGGATCCATTCAGTTCCCTGAGTATCAATATCTCCAACATACGTAGAGTAATTGGTCTTAATCTGGTCCATGAGTGCCGCAATTTCAGCAGCAGTCATTTCCTTCATTCCACTGATAGCAGTAAGAGTAGGGTCTACCGCAGCTTCGGCAGTTCCTCCACCTACAGCTGGTGCCGCAGAAACTGATCCACCTGAATTAGAGCTAGGGGTAGCCAGACTTTGCATAGCAGTATTTAGGTTACCGCCGGTCTTTTCACTACCCGAATTACGCAGTTGCAGCACATTTCGTGCAAGATCTGCGATCTGTTGCTTCTGCGCCATTTCCTGGGCAGATTGCGAAACCGCCTTAACTGCGGCTCTAATGTCAAATGGATCAGGCATTATTGAGTCCTAGAGAATCTCTGCTGTGCGGCTCGTCTGAGAAGTTCGGGTGTAATTGAAAGTCCACCTACAGGACCCCTTGCTCTTTTTGCTCTCTGCAACATTCCGATGGGGCCAACTACGTTGTAATTTCTACCGGCCGTTGTGAATGAACCGCCGCCAGAACCTGCACCTGAATTACCGGCCGTTTGCTGTGGTGTAGCTGTTGCAGGAGTATCAGTAGTAGGAGCGGTTACTTGTGCAGCAGTTCCTGGGGCAACAATTGCACCGGAAGGGCCACCGGTATTAGTAGCCGTTCTACCAGTAGAGGTAGGAGATGCAAGGTTGCCAGAACGCAAAGCGTTTCTAGCCGCATTCATCAATCCTACGTTCTTGTTGTTGACAAGACTAGGATTGATCTTACCGATCTGGTTAACACTGCCAGAAACAGCAGGCATGTTCGCAGCAGCCTTGGTTGAATAAGGCGCTGCGTATCTAGCGTCTGCAACTCCCTTAGGAGAAGTAGGAATTCCCTTTGGGCCAGAGAATCCCTGATTCGTCTTTGGAGCAGCGACCTTTCTAGGGGCTTCTGCATAGGGAGTAGGACCAATTCTGCTAGGACTTCCACCAGCAGATGGCGTACTCTTATTCAGAGTTCTAGGAGCACTCTTCTTTGTGCTCTGCGTTCTTGACGCAGGCTTACCAGTGTTCTTCTTGGAAATGGATCTAAGAGAACCCTTTGAGACTTTACTAGCCATCAGCTTCCACCCATACGACGCTTGGCAGCATTTTGAACACTGCCCTTAAATCCCTTAGTGTTCAAGCCACCGTGTCCGTATTTACGGTTATGGGCATTTCTTGCCAACATAGAGTTTCCAACAGTCCTTTGAAACGGAGTCTTCAAGTTTCTCCGTCGTTGACCCTCTGGTTCATCGCTGGGGTCAGGGCTTCTATTGGGGTTTTTATTAGGCATGCTACTTCCTTACGATGCTGGTGTTAGACCAAGGGTGGCTAACAACTGTTGGTTCTTTAGATCCTGGGTGTTCTCAAGTCGTCGTCTAGCAATGGTAGCTAGATCGGTTGCAAGAGAAGTTCCAGCTTCTGACTTGTTTCTGGTAAGATCCTCTTGGAGTTCCATTTGGTTCTTAACAGAAGCTCCGGCATGGAGCATTCCTCTATCAGAAAAGCCTGTGCGGTTGGTTTCCTCTACGTCTTGGTAGTTCCGCTGCATCTTACCGATTGCAGTATCATGACTGATTCTGCGGCGGTTTTCTTGATCGTCTAGATCCGCAGCGGTCTTTCCATGTTGAAAGACAAGAGCATTCAGGACGGCCGGATTTACGACAGCCATTAGCAATCCTCCGGCTTAAGTGAAGGAGTTCTGTCATTCATCCGATCTACCAACCCAGCAACTAAAGGGCGAGTATCCTCCCCAATGGCCTCCTGTACTGTTACATACAAGTCGAGGAAATTGGCTCGGTTTGCTTCCCGGCTTTCCACTCTGCTTTCGCAGACGGCTTTGTTTGATTCTTGAACGTAGGCTTTGAGGCCATAAGCGGTGCCGAAGCACACTACTGTCAGTGTCGTCGTCACTAACAGAACCCAGCCGTTCGGTGTGTTGTTCGGAGCTTTCGCCCATTTCCTGAACCTTTGGGTCGGACTCTGTTCGTCTACTTCCAAAGAATTTCTGTCCGATGAGAATAGATGAGACAAGTCCGATAACGAGTGCATTGGCATTGAAGTCTCTCCTGACTCCCCAATAAACTAGAAGTATGACTGCTATCCAGAAAAGCACTGATTGTTGCGTTTCTGTTTCCTTCCAGCGAAATCTGTTCGGCATGACTACCCACCCGTAATTATAGTAAACTGCTTCCGTTACGGTGGATATTGTCCGCCTCCACAGTTTAACTATACCAATGGTAAGTTTTTATGTCAAGTTTGAAACTAGACAGCGATACGCCCAGGGATATTGATAAGATCCCCAGGTGATAGCGGCTTGTTATTGTTCGCTGCTTGAAGCTCAGCTACTCTTGAATTGGTAGCCTTGCCATCTTCATAGACCTTTTCACAGATCTTCCAATAAGAATCTCCTGCGACAACTTTGTACAACAAAACGTGGCCTCCTGTAGGCGGCGGAATAACGGGCGGGGGAGTAGTGGATTGATATGGCTGAAGGAATTCAGACCATCTAGCAATAATCAAAGCGCCAGGACAAGATGTGGCTGCATCAGGCATTTGTCTATGCGGCCGCTGATCTGGATTCGCTCGGAGAATGCCGTTCTGAATTAGGTACTTATCTCTGAGCCATCTCCACTTATCAATCTGCATTGACGTAGGAGCTTCTCTAGTACCGTTAAGAAACAGGATTCCTACTGCTTCACTGTTTTCCCCAGCAGAGTGAGCAGCTTGGTACCAACCAGCATACTCATAAATTACGTTAGTGTCCTTCTGGTCAATAACGTAGTTGTACTCAAACGGAGCAGAAGCAGGACGGTTTCTAGCCGCAGCATCAATATTGCGAATAGCTTGCGGCGTATCTCTTGTAGCGAAGATTACATCAACACCAGTGTAGTGGCAGGTGTAATACTGCTCGTTAACTAACCGTGGACGTGGAGTTCCACCAGAACTTGTAACCGTAGCTGGCAAGCCAATGGCAGTTCTGGGGATAATTTCGTAGCTCATCTTTGACCTAGCCTTCTAGCGGCTGCTTTCTTGATGTCGAATACTTTCTTAGGAGTAGAACTGTTTCTAGTTCCTACTTGCCTTGCTTTCCCTCTGGCAAAGATGCCGCGGTTAGAACGCGCATCCTGTAGTCCGAGGAGTTTCTTGTTAATCATACGATCTCAACTCCCTGCGCTGAACAACGTCTAAGAACTGTAACTGATCCGAACTGGAAAGTCCAGTTGACAGCATCTGGATTGTTACACCAAAACTGCACATTTGATGCCGAAGTGATCGTCGAGTACCAAACAATGTCAGTAGCTGTAGTAGCGAACTGTGTTCTGCCTTCGTTCATTTGATGGACATTAAGAGCCCTAGCTACGCCACCGTTAGAGTAGTAAACTCGAAATTCATGGAAAATGTTGGCAGGAAAGGTAGAAGATGCTCGGTTAATGACATACCGAACGTGAATATCCCAGACGCCTTCTTGAGGGAAATCAAGTAGTTGCGTAGAACCTGAGTGCAGCAGGTCATCTCCTCCAACAAGAGTTAGTCCATCAATGAATGTGTTTCCTCCAGCAGTAATAGTCTTGGCTCCGCCAGACATATTATATACTGCTTTGATGGTTCTAGTATCGTGCGAATGATCTGCTCTTGCAGGGAACGGGGAAGTTCCTGTAGCTGTTGCAGCACCAGCATATGTAACTTCGGCCAAAGACGGAGAAGGTAGGGATTCTCCGATCCAGTGTTTATCTGGATCAATGTGATCGAACTCTGAGAGAGGTTCTTCTTTAAAAGCCGGATTATCGTTGCTCATCTTACTCTCTCATACTCAGCACGTTCTAGTTGCTGTGCTACAGCAAGATCCTTGATCTTGATTTGCGACTGATCTGTTTGTAGCTGACAACGAAGATGGAACGAAGCTCGTCGATAGTGGAAATCAGCACGAATTTGGATGAGGTTAGATCCAAGACCTACAGTAAAGTCTTGAGTAATCGTAGGTCTGACTTCCGTTGCCACAGACGTAGTAGCGTCAAGACTCCAGCTAGTTGTAATGTCGTGTTCAGAATCGGAAGTAAATAGCTCAAGAATGCCACGCTTAGCCATTTTGAAAGCATACTGGTTACCTCCGTCAAAGTGCTTGGTTTGCAAGTACAATTCGATGAAACTACTTACCGTAGAGAGAGCAATCCTGTACTCATCATGCGCTCCGTCAAATACTAGCAACTGAATAGCCGCTAGTTTGGGTGCCGCAAGAGTAGAGTTGGATGTGATTCCCATAGCGTAAATAACCGGGTCCGGGTTTAGATACGTTGGGATCTTATTCGTAGTTGAAACGATTCCTACTAGCGAAAAGTCAGTATCAGGCTTGTCTACGTTACCCACGTCCCAGTTTGTCCAGCAAATGGGATCGAGCTTGGAATAAAACACGTTACTAAACGCATTGTCTACGTTAGCAACGTCTCCGGAAGCGGTTAGCTTGATTACGGAGACAATCATACCATCCTCGTAGTGAGTGATGGTGTGCATTCTAGTTCCAGTAGACAAGAAGAACGAATCCGAAATCATCTTACTCAAATCAGAGCATTTCAGACCGTTCGTTCCCCAAACGCCTTCAGTAGTGACGTAGTAGATGATTCCCTTGGATTCAAAGGCACATTGATGCGATGTGCAGATAGCCTTCGAGTCCAAAATACGGAAAATCCACGATGCAGGCTCTCCTTCGACCAAAAGCGTGAAAAGTCCGTTAGTTGTGAAAATGCAGAGTTTATTACCTACAGGAACAACTTTAAGGATCTTACTAGCGCCGCCGGGTCCAACCACTGGAACAAAGTTGGTGGCTGCTGCCCACGTTTCAGGAAGGCCGCCGACTGTTGGGATGTTTGTATAGTACAGCTTGTTTCCGAGGAAAGCCCAAAGACGATCTTTGAAGGAAATCAGACCTTCCATGCTGCTAATTGTGCCCGATGCAACAGCACTGTAGGTAACTGAGTCAGTTGCCCAGTTAATTGCCGTTACTTTTTGGACACCGGTAGCAAGCAGGAAGTAAATCGTACCGTCGTACTGGCAAATCCCACGAGAAGCAGTAGGAATTGAAACGGAAGCAAAACCATTGTTGGCATCATGAGTTCCCTCGGCTCTAATTAGGTTTAATGTGGCTCCGATTGCAGTACCGGAGGTTTGTGCGTCGTATCCAGATGAAGACCAAATAAATGCAGGCTTAGAGCTATCTCCGCCCCAAGGAGCAATTTCGTAAAAGGCGTCAATTGAGCTAGCAGGGCTAGGTGCTGCCGCTACGTAACTCCAACTAACCCAATCTACTGAAGGCTTCTTCAATCCTGGCCGATTCTCCAAGGAATCGCCAGTAGCGATCATATTATAGCAGGATACAGAGTATCCATCGGGAATGTTGGTTGATAGTTCTGACGTATAGAGTCCCTGACCCAAGGCGATCTTGTAGTATTCCTCTGCGTAGACGTCGGATCGGGAATCAGCCATCAATCGTACCAGAACTCATTATCAAAATCCATAGGATCTACACCCTTATAGACTGCTCCGTCAATTGCGTAGGCTTCTTCCCTACGAAGACCTAGCGAGCGGTCATAGTTCTCCATATGAACTCGCTCAGCTTGGAAGTTTCTGTTCTTGTTATGCGCTCTTGCTAGACAGAACTGAATAACGTCGGTTCTGTACTTCTCAGGTACAGTAAAGACGTTGGTTTCTGCTGGTCCCTGCATGATTGTAGGGATTTTAGTGTAGTCAATGTTAACGTTGACTACAAGCGTATCCGTCGGGTACAGGTAAAGCGTTGTGTTTACCTTGTACCACGACGAATACGCTCCCTGTGCATCCTCATTGAATCCCTGGTCCTGAATTACGTTCGGGGGGAGATACGTAAGGGCAGTTCCATCAATGGAAACACGGATGATGTTGACGTTTGTGGGAACAGCGAGCGGAAACAGCGTAGATGATTGAGTCATCGTCTGTTCATTGGTACCAGTGTTCCTGATAATGTCCATTTCGGCTTCGTAAATCCAACCATAGACGTCATCATCAAGAACAACTACGTCATATTCGTCACCGAACTGACGCTTGATTCTGCGAATTACTGTTGCAACATCCATTAAACCCTCGTTGCTGGCCGATCATCGTAGAACGTGACAAGCTCGCCAGTATTGGAGTCTCGTACACTGTACTTCGACTTCATTCCTGCGATGTGCTTGACAATATCCTTCGATTCTTCCCGCTTTTCCTGGTAACGCCTATCTCTCTCATTGTAGATGATCTTACGGGCATCCTCAATTCGAGTATTCAGGTCGATTTTGTTACCATCAGCCAACTTGATTCTCTCAAGAACTGAATTATCTAGCGCCCAACACTGAAAGACGGGTCGCAAAATCCCATCCTTACAGTATTCAGCGATCACAAAGGGAGCTTCAGAAACTCCCTCTGCTCTACTAGGGTCAACGCAAAGAACCTCTAGATTAGGGTCGTAGGCTTTGATAGCTTCAGCGACACGTAAAGCGTCTGCTTCAACTTTCATTCCGTTGACGTCAACGAATTCACCGGGTTTTGTTTGAAGATTCATAATTTCCTAAGCCGCTAGGTAGGCACAGCCCCAAGCGATAATGTCGGTAGCTACCCATGTAAAGGGAACTGTAGCAGATGTAGTTGTGGACAGGGTTGAGTGTGTTGCGCTTGCATTGGGAGGACGAATAGTAATAGCAGTTGTGCTAGCAGCAACAACTTCAGCAGCATAGGTCAAAGTACCTGTGTCTGTGAATTGCGCCCAAGTACTGATGAATGAAGTTCCTGCCATAGTTACGGGCAAAGAGAACTGAACGCTTCCTGAAACCGCCATGCCAGTACCAAATACCAAGTTATAGGAAACAAAGACTAGCGGCCCCATTCTGTAATACTGTGCCGTTTCTACCATTCCCGTAGTGCCACGAGTAAGGTTTGTTACAGTAGGAGTCCAAGTTGAAATTGTACTTGATACCTTGGTATAGGTTACCGCACCTTCAGCAAGTTCTGCGGTACCTACAGCAAGTGCCGCAATTTCTGAAGTACCTACTGCATCTGCGGCGATTTCAGTTGCAGTAACTGCATCGGCGTTGATGTTCCATAGAAGACCGCTGCCTGAAACAGTAATGTCTCCCCGGTTTCCATCTACAACATCAGCCGGAACTCCAGGAGAGCCTTCAACCGGGATTACTCCTGTTAGGTCAACAGTAGTTCCACCAGGTGCAAGGATGTAGAAATCTTCTGGCTTGTAGTAATCCGTGTTGATAATGACCTTATAGGTCCAATCGACCGGATTAAGATCAAGATCGTCTGTTGCAGGTACGATGAAACCTACAGGAATAGCGCCGTTTACGTCCAAGTCAATTGCAATGGGCGTACCCATAATCGACGTTGGAGGAGAAGCGCCAACATCTAACAGAACCAACGGAGTTGGTACAAGCACAATAGTACCCTCAGTAGGGGTACCATCGGCATTGGTGAACTTACCCGTAATTGTGCATGTGCTTACGTTCGCTGGTAATGGCATGGCTTCCTATGGAACGGGAGTACCGTCAATGTCGACATTTCCAGTAAGAGTAGTTGTGTACGAAAGAACGCCGTCAGAAAGGTTACCTCTGTAGAATTTGTTGTTCCGGACAATGCGAGTTTCACCAGGCTGTGGAACTTCGTACTCCTTACCAAGAAGCATTTCTGCGCCAGTATCTGTTTCAGCTAGACGAAGGATGTTCTCCTCAATAAGAATTCCCGTATACGGGGAGTTCTCTGCGTACATCGAAATAGCAGCCGAGTTACCATCAACAATGCAGCATCTACGAATCCAGTTGTTTCTAGCTCTGAGAGATGCACCAGTGTTGTGCGATTCTGGGGCGTAGATCAGATCGTGTACATAGCAGTAGTGCGCTGAAATGCCGCCGAAGCAATAGATACCTGCTCTGTGCCCAGAGAAGTCACATTGCCTGAAAACAATCTGATTCGGGCTTGTGGCTAGAGGAAAGTTAATAGACGCGCCGCTTGTTTCTAGCTGATTACCAGCCAGCGTCGTGTTATTGATTTCAATTCCTGTAGGGTTCTGTCCAGACGATGCCTGAATAGCGTAGAAGATGGGGTTTCTGTCTACGTTAATGTACATGTTATCGAACGTTACGTTGTTAGAAGTGATCCGGAGAGCACCGCCAACTTGATAACGTTCTACATAGTACCGGCCGCCGGATGAAGTTACTCGACCATTGCCCAGATTAGTAGAAAGCCAAGAATCAGTAACTGTAAGGTGCCCGTCAACGTATTGGTATGAGAGTCCTGGGTTGTGTCCAGTGTTTTCCACAAACCAATCGATAGTTTCCCCTTGGATAACACCACCTACGGAATAGAAATCACTGGCATCAAATGCCTCTGCCCATCCACCGGGATCATCATCTTCCGGCGGTGGTTCTGGATCGGTTTCCGGAGCAAACGCATAGTCTCTCCATCCATCTACCGTGTATTGTTTTACCCTTGCGAATCTAATCGTAGTCACTAGATTGCCGCCAATGCAATTGCCCAAGAGGCGTATTCGTCTGCTGCCAGTGGAGTCAGGTTAACAGATGGAACATCAACACCTGCCGTTGTGGGAGAGTTGTAGGTTCCAGACCATCTGTCATTGTTAGTGGCGGTACTCAACTGCTGTGTAAATCCTGTAGGGTTCTGTGTACCGTAGCCTGAACCTGAAGCGCCATCTCTAGCTGTTCCAACAATAACCAATGAGTTATTAGAAAGAGAAGCTCCAGGTAGTACCGGAGTAGCGTGCGGAGTAACTGCCGTAGCTTCTGAAAAGTTGGCAATGTGGTCAATAGGGTTAGATGTACTAACTCCCCGCACGGCAAAGGCGTGCGTATATCCAGTCTCCGTTGATGGAGAATAGATAGCAGCACAAGTGTATATCTGAGTAACGGCAGAAACTTCTCCTGCATCAACCCAGTGATACAAATATGAAGTACCTAACGCAGAACCTACGTTATATTCTCCACCAGTACCTAGAATGTTTACCCATCCCGAAACATCAGCAGTGATTGCCATAGTAGTTTGTGTCGAGCTAACCAGAAGAATGAAATCATTCAGTGCTGGAGTGTAGCTTGAGAAACCACCTACTGCATCAGAAGCTGAAGTAATGGTGCCAGTTCCGACTGCAATTAGAGACGGCTGAGATCCTCCGCCCGGCGGGGCAGTAGGAAATCTGTAGGGGTTAATCAGATTGATGACAGCCATTACGACGTCCTGATTACATACAGAGTAACTTTAAGGCCAGCGGCTCCTACTCCTGCTCCGTCGATATCGAATCTAATCGAGGCATCGTCTGCAATTGCGTTATCAGAAATAACGGCAGCAGCTGCGGCAGTAGTTGAAGTCAACTCTCCCTGGTCGATCGTCAATGGAGTGGAGAAGATTGTGGTCGTTCCATCATTGACGTCAATTGTCACAGCACCTGTAGAAGACGCTGTTGTAAGAGAAGCACGAACTGCTGTGATAGTGAACGCAAAAGGCGCACGAACTGTGAGCTTTCCGTTCCCTGTAGTAAGTGCCGTAGTTTCATCAGAGAGCGCAAACGCCATCGGCTCTACTGATCTGTCGTACAGAACTACGTCATTGACACCCTTGTTAGTTGGCACGCCAAGTGTAGGCGTGTTTGGAATCCAGAACACTGTATCTGCGCCAGCAGTACGTGCGTCTGAAATGTTGGAATACGGTTGAACGACAACCGTAGGAGGAAGAACAATTGTGGCCAGAGCGTATTCCTCTGATACGTTTACTCCCAACCAAGTACCGGTCTGTCCTGTAGGATCTGGTAAACCTACAGGTTCTCCCCCACCGCCAGAACCAATAGGGTCGCCGTTAATAGTAATCGAAGTACCATTCGGCGTTTTGATGTCCAGGTCCTTAAGGAGTGTTACTTCCTCAAGTTCATAACAAATGATCTCTTCTTCATCCACGATCTTTCCTTAAGATAGACGAAAAGGGGAACCCCGAAGGGTTCCCCTTTCCGAACCTCCCCGTCCAGGAGAATTTAGACGGTCTCAGTAACGTTGGTCATCTTGCCATGCGAGTTACGCTGATGAGTACCCATCTGCCAGTACTGCTTCATCAAAGCTTCCCAGGCATCGTAATCACGCACCCACTTAAGGACTGATCCATCCTTGTCCTGCCAGTGCCATTCCTTATCCCGCCAGATCTTGATATCCGGCTCTGAAATGAAGAAGGCGTGCTTTGCAGGACAATCCACGTCATCAACAAGAGGAAGATCCTTGCCGCCGTACATGAACGAGAGTCCAATTAGGCCACCAGCAAAGGACTTCGGATCGTTGTAACGACGCAGAGACATCATCAGGTTCTGATACGTCCGGCGGAAACCGAGAGACGTAAAGACAACGGTCGGAAGGTTTCCACCTGCACGACGAATGTCGTCCATTACCTTGCCCATTGCCATTTCGGTCAGGGTTGTCGTAACCGAGTCTTCAACTGACTTCCACTTTGAAGTGGTGGTTGGGTCCAACTGGTGAAGTGCACCGGTTGAATCAACGATCTTGTTAAGACCGTAAGGCTCGTTGTTGAAGTTTCCGGTACGAGAAATGTAGGAACCGATGATGGTTCCTGCAACTGCCGCAGAAACCGTAAAGACGGTATCCGAGGTAATTCCCGTAATCGTAACCCCAGTACCACCCGAAACTGCGGTTCCTGAACCGTTGGTGATATCAATTACCATTCCTTCTTCAAGGAGCTGGGTTGTATCCACCGTGATCGTGGTACCAGTAGAAGCGGCCGTGGCTTCTGCTCTGGTTCCAGGAATTCCGTCAATGTGACCGTATGCGATCTGGTTCTCATCACGACGAATGTCATCCTTGAGGCCATCCATTTCGATGTCCATTGCGGATGAGAAAGCTTGGCGATCGGAATCTGCGAGGTCAATTAGTTGACCCGTTAGATGGACTCGACCGTATCCGTAGCGCAGAGTTTCCTGCGCTGCCTTGAGTCCCTGCCTACCGGCGGGCGCAAGTTGGGTGCTTTCTGCGCGGTATGAAATACCAGCGTTACGAGTAACGCGAACCGGGAAAGTTACGTACTTACCGCCGACTGCGTTAGTACCCGTTCCTTCCGCCGTTCTTTCGAGTCGCTTGATCGTGACTCGTTCGTCGTTCAACTGATCGTTGATGTTACCCTCATAGATTTCCTTGAGGATAGCATTGACCGTGGTCAGGGTTGCAGACATTTAACCATTTCCTTCTAGGAGTTGAGCAACGAGAGCTTTTCTGTCGTTGCCACGTAGTTTCTTGGCGTCGATTTGCTGGGAAGGAACTCCACCCTGACCCCCCAATGTCATTGGGGCTTGTCTTGGAGCTGCCTTTTGTCCACCAATTTTCGTCGTCAATTTGTTCCACTCTTGCAGAGCTTTTTGTGGGTCACCGTGAACTGCGAGTCGTGCGATGACGTAATCATCCTCGAAGTCACCGACCTTATTATGCATCGCTGCGAGCAGATTGTCAAGTTGCCTATTTTCGGCCTCTTGTTGAGCAGCCGTTTCTTGCTGATCGCGCCATTCTCTGAGTTGTTCTACCTCAGATTCGACGTTCTGTCGCCAAACCTCAGTCTGATCTGGCGGCTCGTTCCCACCTTCGAAATCATTCGACATTTGCTTTTCTTCTTCCTCAATCTGTAGTTCCAGCATTCGTACCAATTCTTCTTCAAAGCTATCTCCGTACTGCTCTGCGAAAGCATCGTACATTGCCTTGAAAACTTGCTCGGGGTTGTCATTGAAGACGCTTCCGAACTGATGTAGTTGTTGAAGTTGTTCCAGAGGACCAAGAGCTTCGTAGCCCTTTAGTTTCTCCGCATAGGATTGGAACTTCTTTGTAGCCCCTGCATCCCACTTATCAACATACTTCTCAAGAATTGGACGATCGTTAGGATCTACGTCTGCGAGAAAGACGTTCTTGAGACTTGTATCCTGTTGTGGTTCTGGGGCTGGGCTTTCGCCTCCACCAAACTCAACGGGTTCCATTAAACCATAGCCTCTTCTGTTTCGGGGGGAGGCATAGCCATTTCCTGCTCTGCTCCCTGTTGCTGAATTTCATTCACTCTGAGTGCATTGCTTTCCTTGACTAGTTCGCCCTTATGTTCATCAACGTGATCTTGAATGATCTGTTGAATCTCTGGAGGCAACATTTCAAATTCCTGGGTCTTTTGGAAGTTCTGGTGTTCTTCGATGTGGATTTGGTGGTTATCGAATGGGTTAATTGTGACTTCGTAAGTCTCTGGTTGACCAGTAGCTTCATCAATGATGGGAGAACCGAGTTCGTCTCTACGAATATCAGTCTTGTTTTGTGGTTGCAACATCGCCATTGGATCCATCATCGGATTTGGCGCACCCATAGAAGGATCAATACCAGGCATTCCACCAGGAGTACCAGGAGGCATACCCATAGAAGGCATTTGTGGAGGCGGTGCATTAACGTCAATTTTTGTCAGCCTCTGTCCTTGCGCCATCATTACGTTCTCTCTCATGGCATGATTGTTATCAAGCATAAGATCGTCGTAGAGCTTGTTCGTCTCGTTCATTCGCAGATACTTGAGAGCCTTTTCAAGAGGCAAGCCTCTATCCATAAGCTCAACAATGAATGCCTGCTTTGCGGCCTCTGATCTAGGAGCCATTGATCCAGCAACGACTCTGAAGTCAGTGGATGGGTTTAGATCCTCGGCAGTAAATGCACGAATCTCCAGCATCTGGTTTTCAGAAGTCATCTTTACGATGCGCTCTGGCTCCCAGAACTGATGAACATTGCTCAGTGCTTGTACGCCGATCTCTTGAACGGCGTTCTCGATTGATGTGATGGAATAGTGGAGGATGGAGTCATTTTCTTCGGACAAGTAGGCAATAGCCGATGCGGCTTCAACTCCTGGTGGAGTTCTACCCTTCGATACCTCGAACTGAGAGGAGATATCGTCCATGTCTCGAATAATGACTTCAAGCTCGTTTCCAATCGAGGTTGAGATTTCTGGCTGTTCGATAGGCTTCGGCGGTTCAAAACCCATGTTAATGGGAAGAAGCAAACGAGGCTTGCCGTTGAAACGACGAGGATCAAATGCACCAGCAACGTATGAATACTGCGGCTGTGACGTAATGTTCCTGTGTTCCAACATGATGGAACGAGTACGGTTGTACTCTTTCTGAGAACTAATCAGGTGCTTGACGATTGAGTCCCCATACCACATTCCTGTAGGGATATGGTCGATCTTAACGTAGGGGAACCTACGGTGCTTATAGGGGTACTCATGATCGTAGCCGGTAACACCCTTAGAAACTATTTCTTCCCCTTCACCAGTCTCGGGGGTAGTTTCTGGTTCGGAACCCAAATCACCTACAGGAGGTTCCATTCCGAGCATTTCTGCAATCTCCGGAGGAATTCCACCCGGAGCGCCTTCAATGGGCGATTGTTCCGGTAACGCCTCATCAACGTAGAGCATTTGTCCGTCGCCGTAAATGAAGTGTGCTCCATTTGGGAACTGCTTGTTCGGCATGACGTGAACTTCTTTGATGTAACAAAGTTTGGTTGCGTCATTCGTCCTGGCTTCACCAAGAACGCCGAGAGAAGTTAGGAAACGTGTGTCATTGAAAGCATCGTTACTTTCTGTCTTTGGCTCAAGCTCTACTCCGAACATATTCTGCGCTACTTCAGGAGACATTGTCTCAGACTGAATAGTGTAGGGCTGGTCTTCCATCTCTGTGGCAAGCAGGTTAGGAACGAACAAGTGGAACGGAGTAATCGGCGAGAAGTCCATGCGGCCAGGAAGGCCGTCCCTCTCAATAGCGCCGCTGTTGTAAGAGGTCTTTAGATAGCCGGTGCCGCAAAGAATCGCCCAGAACGTTGCTAGTGATCTTTTCTTGTTGAAGTACTTTGTATCAAGCAAGAATTCGGCAATCGTCTCACCCGCCATTGCGGCAAGACGGTCGCTTTCCTCACTACTCTTGGGAACACAGAAGAATTGCGGCTCTTCCTTTGTGAGCTTGGTTAGTTCGGTACGAACGATGCGAATGATTCTGTTCGCAGTGTGTCGAACTCTCCAGGAATCTTTTGGCTTTTCCTCAGTGAGACTGAATACGCCGTTAGTCTTAACGACACGTACCCATTGGCGTCCGAAGAAGAACGCCATATTATACGACCAATCGCGCTCGAAGCGTTGGCGTGCTTGTTGACAGGCTCTTAACTTCCCATCCCATTCATCCATCAACTTTGAATCAGCAGAGCCTGTCACAAGCATCATGGTTGGTTACTTTTCCTGGGTCTTCTTGGTTGGGTGGAATCTTTCTAGGTCAGCTTCAAGAGCCTTCTTTTCCAGGGGATCGTCTGAGTTCTTGAGGGCATCTTCCATTGCCTTCTTCTTCTCATCTTTCTTGTCCTGGAGGTTCTTGAGGAATTCCTCCTGTGACTGAATCTCCGACGGAGAATCAAAGACGAGATCCTCGGGGATCTTCTTGTCGAACGCCTTGATCTGCTCTCGGGTCATCCAGTGATAGGAGATTCGGCCGTGACGACCGATTACCTGACGAAGAACGTCCTCATCAATCTGGTCCCGAAGAAATGCAAGGACTGCATCTTCGGAAGTATTGAGAGGAACAGCCTTTGAAGCCACCTGTAGATCGGCGGCCTTCTTGATATCCTCGGGGGATACAGGCTTGGTTTCGGGAACCTTATCAGTTTCCTTGGTAGATACGCCGGAATTATCCGGATGAGTTGCAGTTGTCGTAGCCATTTCTTATCCAATCGCTAAAGGAACTTGAATTGCCCCCACGTCGTCATCTTCATCTAAGTATCTGTCGAATTCCTCCTCCTCATTAGTGCTTGGAAAAGAAGCCAGCGAAGTTTGCGACTGTCTCATCAGATCCATTTGAATCAGATTCTGAATCACTACTTGTTGGTTCTGGATCGTCGAGTTCAGGTGCTCGATCGTCGTCTGCTGCTGCTGGATTAGCTTCTGGTGAGCTTCCAATAGTGGATCCATTGATGTTCTCGTTTACGTACTTGGCTTCGATGAACTGTGCGACTCTTTGAGAACCTACACGCCGTAGGTTTTCCCAACAATCACGACAGAGAATTAAGGCGCCCTCATAGCCAGGGCCGCCGTAGATGACGGGGTTGAAATGAAGCTCGAGGTTAATTCCGAAATCAATGAAGAAAACGGATCTAACCGTGCCACAGTAGATGCACTTGTTGGGCGGGAAGTTTGGAGTTTCTGATACGTAGATGTTCATTACCATTCAATTCCGAGCATGGCGTCCACCTTCTCGGGGTTGTGGAACATCCGCTCATAGTCTATGTCGATGGGACCGACCTCTGGCAAATCGAAAGGATTGCCGAGCTTAAATTCCTCCTCTGTTTCTAGAGCAGGTCTGGACATGACTCCGTATCGGAGCGCATCCATGCAGTGATCGTTCTTTTTTAGCGGCGTGTCCTTCGGGTTTCTCCTTTGATTCATCTTAGTGCTAGCGAACTTGTCATAGCGATATTCATCCAGTTCCTTTAGAGTCTTTTCACAACGCTCTGAGATGAACAGTAGCTTTGAAGCGAACAGATTCTGAACACGAATAATTCCTGCTCCGACGTTGTTGTTCCCTAGTCCAATACCTACACCATGTTCCTGATACTCAGACTGTACGGAAGTTCCGGTTACGGCGTTCTTGTTCTGGATAGATGGATCGCCTACACAATAGACTGTCTTGATTCCTAGCTGTTCTCTATGTGCAAGATACTGAGCCGCAAGATCCTTTACTAGTTTCTTGCTCTCGTACATCTCATCGAAGACGATTATCTTTCCGGCGTCTGTGTAGGCACAGAAAAGAAAAACGGTCGGATTTGCCCACCCGTGGTCCATACAGGTAAAGTAACCCATCCCCTTGGTATAGGCGGCCAAGTTAGGGACGATGTCTGGAATGACGTTACCACCATTTTGATAGAGGCCCCTGTCGAATGCTCCTGCATAGATCAATCCTGTTCTTGTGATGAATTGGCCGCTTCTTCTCGCCGCTTTTTCTGAATCAGATAGGCCACGAGTAATTCTGTCGAGCGCCTCGACTTTAATGTGCGGGTTTTCCTCAGTATTGACTGTGAGGACAAAGATCGAGTCGTCTCCGTTGAGCCACGGTTCATAGATCCTGTCCTTTGTCCACGACATCTCAATCAGCGGCGTCATAGCGATCCAGTAGTCACCATCTGTATCTACTAGACGCATCAGACATTCGTTGTAGATTTCCTCTGGTGGTTCCTCGTCGAAGTAAACCCAATGGCGACTAGTTCCTGCGAACTTCTCTACTTCCTGTTCATAAGACATGAACTCTACGAACGACTTGTTAGTTAGTGTAAGTGTTCTGGCTTGCTTGTCATATGAGTCTTCGAAGGAGCCGTTCTTTAACAGGCTGGGTGGAACCCATCGCATGAATTCCGGTAGGACGATCTTCTTGATTCCGTCTTCGATATCCACCGCAACAACTCGTCCTCTAGATGGGACGGGGAGATCGTTTCTGTAGGGGTGTTTTCCAGTGGCTCTGAAGACAGCTTCACAAACCGCGCCAACGGTCTTTCCTGAACGGTTTCCCCCGATGTAGAGTTTTTCCTTGGCTGTTGATTCATGGAATTTCTCCTGAGAAGGATGAGGAACATAACTGTCTATACCAGGGTGCATTGCGGCCTTGGTTAAAGCCTGGGCAAAGATATCCTGAATAGTGACTGGATTGAGGTCAAAGTTCTTCCGGGGCATTTAATTACCTACAGGTCCATATCTAGTTCTAATTACCTACAGGAGAAGAGTTAGCAGTGATTGCCTTCACGTCGATGATTTCCCGCTCTTGGAATTCCAGTGCAACCTTCTGTAGAATATCAGGCTGCACGTACTTTGCAAGGATCTCCATCGTCGTTGTCAGCATTACTAGCATCAAGTCCTGGTAGTTCTGTTCTCTTTGAGGACGGTAGATGTTCTGTCTTTCCTCGTAATACTTAATGGCTTGAAGGTCCCCGTTTTCAATTAGCTTGGCTAAGTTCTGCTTGGCACTAACCCGAGCGTTCTTGTCGAAGATCTGATTGACTGCTGCTTCGTAGTAATCGTGGTACTTGTTCTGTCGGAGGAAGTTCTTCCACTGCTTTGTCGTTAGCCCTGCTTCTTTGAGCTTCGCATTGGGAGCACGACGATCTAAGGGGTCACACATAAGGTTGACCGCTAGAACGAATTGGGGTTCTAGAAGATGGAGAGGTGTTTCATATGGTCTGATTCCTCTGGCCGCTAGGGGAGCTTGTAGGTCTAGGAGGAACTCTTGCCAATCTTCTGCACAGTCAGGTAGTTCGTTGGCAGAGAAGGTTCGCTCGAAATCTGGCAGGCTAGGAAGTGAACCGTAGGTTTCATAGAACTGCTCGATGTAGCCGATTACCTTAACTCTATCTGGTTCTACTTTCTGTGGCCAGAAGGTTGACTTGGTTGGCTTCTCGAAAGGGTTGGACTTGGGTTCTGCTGGTAGGTCTTTGGAAGCGAAAGAAAGAGTAGGCAACTTTGGTGGGGGGTCTGGTTCTGGTTCAGAGAGCGTGGGAATTTCGGAAGCGTTGTCTTCAATCTTTGTAGGAGGTTGTGGTTTGTCAGTTTTCTTTTCGAGCTTCTTAAAGGTATCGAAAAGAGCAGACACTTCTCTCGACTTCTTGATTAGCTTCGCTGCATCGGGGTCCATATCGGCTCCATTAGTGCGGTTCACGCACATAAATACCACGAGCGCTCAGTTACGTCAAGTCCGAAAATTTCCCGAAAAAGAATCATGTGCTCACTTTGATTTTGGGAAAATCTAGTGGATGCTAAAGAAAACAAGTTCCCTTTGTCGCTAAATACCGGGATCGGCTCGAGCATAGGCTTTCGATTACCTAGGTATCGGTGGGGCCTATGCTGTCTGGAGGCATATGAAATTCTCGAGCATAGGTGCGAGGTTTACCTATGCGATCGCATACTAGGGGGGCATACCTAATCCATGGCATAGTACCCCGCTTAACTTAGTACCGTAGGTAATGTGTGACATTCGTCATACTAGGCGATAGTTTGCCAAACTCTTGGATAACGGTGTTATCACGGACTAGGCTTAGCTGCGTAAGCGAAGCGCAACGCACAAAGCGCACCGGTCCCGGGGCCACGGCCCCACGGGCAGCACCTTTCCAACTGAAGATTCTTGACGCTAAGTGAGTGTCGGTCGTCCCTAACCCGGACGTTTCGTCGGCGGCTCAATAGCGCAAGCAAGCAACCCACAACACCCTTGAAAGGGGTACACAATGGCAACCACAAAGAGCGCACCCGTTCAGGCCGTCAAGGCTGATCCGGTGGACTACAAAGCGGTAAAGGTCAATATCTTGACCGCTTTCCTGCTGCTCTCGCAGGCAATCGAGGTGATGGACGCTGACAACGTTCTGAAGCTCTCGCAGGCTATGCGGTCGATCAATAAGCAGTGGTCAGACCGTAAGACAAAGTTTGATGCCAAGCTGGGCGCTATGCGCAAGGCTGGCACAATCGTCATCGCCACAGATGGCACCGGTGTTCAGCCCGTGCGAGCCTTTCGAGCGGATGGCTCCGCTACCCCAGGTCGAAAGGCGGCGGCGCCAAAGACTGAGGCCGAGAAGCTGGCTGAAGCTTTCGAGGCCTTCTAGCCTCTAGGTAGGAAAGGGGAGCACCGAAAGGTGCTCCCCTTTCTTGATCGCAGAAACAACCCACACAAGAAAGCAGAACGAAAGCCATGTATACACAAACCGACTACTACGCACGCCAGCGTGAACTTGATCGAGAGAATCGGGAGATTCTAAACGAGATTCGGGTGGCCGAACTTCCGGCTGATCGCCTAGCGATTCACGTCAAGTTCAATCATGACGCCGATCGTTGCCGGTGTTTCACATTGGCAGGTGTCAAGTGAACCGCTCCCGATACGTCGCTTGGCTGAATCGGGTCAACGAAAGATTCTCTCGTCATTGGGGAGTCGCTTTCTTTGACATGCCGGATTGCCCCGTGGATATGTACGAACTCTATACGATGCGAACCAGCGCCAGCTTTGCAGCCGTTCTGGCCGCCGATGAATGGAAACGGACCGGCGACTTGGTTGAAGCCGATTACGAAAGGGAAAGTTACGTCCGATGAACGATCAGCAGATCTGCTCAGTCAACAATCTTGTCTATCGAGAGACAGGCAAGCACTGGCGTGCAATCGAAAGGTTGCAACGCAAGATCGAAACGCACCAGTACAGCGTGCCTTTCGAGTGGGTAGCGAAGTGGGAAAGCCAAATCGGCTACCACGAGCGGATGGTCGAGCACTACAACTCGATCCCACTCGATCAGCAGCGGTTCTAACCGGCGAAAGACTAGCCCCTACCCGAAAGGGTAGGGGCAGTCGCAATCGAGCGGACCCGTAGGGTCGCAATTTGCCCCCTAAAAATTTCCCAAGAGAAGAGGCAGGGCTTCGCCACGAAGAATTGAAAGAGCCGGCTCCTCACTACGTTCGGATGCCGAAGATCGCTTCGCTTAAGAATAGGGCCTCGCTACGCTCGGACGTAATGAGGCAGGGCGAATGTGTCGCCCGCACTGAGGAAGCATACGAAGAACTGATTGCCTCGCTACGCTCGGCTGGAGATAGGACTTCGCTTCGCTCAGACGAAGAGTTGAAAGAAGAAGAAGTGGGTCGCAATTTATTAACTCACGAATCATTTCCCAATTAGTACCTCTCCTTATTAATTTCCAATTAGTTTTTTCGGCGGCCACTCTTACTTACCTACAGGGCCGTTCATTCCTATTACACCAATTAACTCGTATCATAACTAAGGTTTGCACAAGGTGCAGCGTCGCAATCTGGATGAACTCAGCCAGAAAGTCAATTATTTTATTTGTAATTAAAATTGCCAGCATTCTTGCCTTTACATCCCTAGATCACCTAACTATCTCACCTCTTCTGAAAATAGCACTACTATTTTGCCCTAATGCACTTATCCACAGGCATCGCCCCTGGTCACAGCGTTATCCACAGGTTTACCCCCAGATTTCGTTCGGGATTGATCGGCAGCCTCTCTGGTTAATTCGTCGAAGACAATTACCAGAGGCTTGGCACCATTAGCGCATAAGTTAGCCGCTCATTTGCCCTCTCTGACCAGGGGTTTCTCTAGTACCGGCTAAGTTAGCTAGCTAATTTGGGCAGTAGCAGGTACGTTAGCTGGTAACTTAGCTGCTAACTTAGGCCCCTGACCAGGGCTTTTAGATATCCACAGGGTTATCCACAGCGAACTACACAATAGTTATGGTCAAAACTAAATATCCATAAACACCTGGCAGCTAGCCCTCCATTCCTAGCCAACCACCTATTGCACCCTAGCCGCTGGCACGGTATAATGTACCTATGTCATGTAAGATAGATATCCTGCAAACACTTCGTT